ACCCACACAACAGAACTCGCAGTACGTTTTGGTCGAAAGGCTAAAACTTTAATTGACTCTCCTGAGTATCAACAAGTATTTAAGACACGACTCAGAGAAGATTCACAAGCCGCGGGTAAATGGGAGACTGAGCAAGGAGGTGAGTACTATGCAGCTGGTGTGGGATCGGCGATAACGGGCCGTGGAGCGGATTTACTGATTATCGATGACCCACACTCGGAACAAGACGCGCTGAACATTCAAGCTCTTGAGCGAGCCTACGAATGGTATACATCTGGTCCACGTCAGCGTTTACAACCAGGTGGATCGATAGTCGTGGTTATGACTAGATGGAATATGAAAGACTTAACCGGTATGTTGTTAAAGTCTCAAAAAGAATTAAAATCAGATCAATGGGAGGTGATAGAGTTTCCTGCTATTATGCCATCTAATAAACCTGTGTGGCCTGAGTATTGGAAACTTGATGAGCTAGAAGGAGTCAAAGCCAGTTTAAGTGTAGGTAAGTGGAACGCGCAGTGGATGCAAAATCCAACAGCAGAAGAAGGATCGTTAATTAAACGTGAGTGGTGGAGAGTTTGGGACAAAGGTTATATCCCACCATTGCAACATGTAATACAATCTTATGATACTGCATTTTTAAAAAAAGAAACTGCAGATTATTCTGCAATAACAACATGGGGAGTTTTTTATCCTGACGATGATTCACCTGCAAATTTAATATTATTAGATGCATTTAAAGATAGACTGGAGTTTCCAGAACTACGTAAAGAAGCACTCGAGCAGTATAAATATTGGAATCCTGAAACGGTAATCGTAGAGGCAAAAGCTTCTGGAATGCCTTTAACTTACGAGTTGCGAAAGATGGGCATTCCTGTTATAAATTACACACCTAGCAAAGGACAAGATAAACATGCTAGAGTAAACGCTGTGGCCCCACTCTTTGAGTCTGGTGTCATTTGGGCGCCCGATGAAAAATTCGCTGAAGAGGTTATTGAAGAG